CCTCTCGGCCGTTCGTTTCCGTTCGTCCGCTGGTAACAGCATTGGACGGCGCATGGTGCCCATATCCGTAAGGAGGTCGGCCAATGGCTTTAGTAAGCCAAGACAACCATGACTTAATTCGACGTCTCCATGCATTGGGCATTAATAATGCCCTAGCAAAGCAATTAGTGCTGGAGTTTCAGAAATGGCGTGTCAAGTCCGGTGACGAATGGACCGTTAAGCGCTTGAAAGCGCTTAAGGTCGATCTCATTCGTTACATGGGAGGTTTACGTCCCATATCAGATACCTGGATCGAGAAAAAGTTAGGTGGGTGGATACCCACTGGCCCTTTTGGGGCCCTTTGGAAACTTTCCAAAGCAAAACCTTTTACAGCGTTGAATGCTTTGAACATGTATACTGCTCTCATTTACAAGCCATCATCGAAAGATGATTATGCTGTAACTGAAATTCAGGCTACTGGCTTCGTTGAAGCTGTTCAAAGGCCTCCGGTATCTGCCGAGGCTAAGTTCGCCTACACACAACTGCTCGAGTATGTTCCTATGGAGTTTCATGCTCCTGTACCCGAGTTTGTTGCTTCACCATTATTGGAAATTCCAATAAAGCCTTACAAACGGTCTCCAATCCCTGGTCGGGGATTAGTCCCGAAAGAAGAGGTGTTTCCGAGAGCACTAATAATGTTGTCCAAGGCTCCTGCGTTTTATTATAAACACAAGGAGTTGCTTGACTCAGCACTTGGCGTCGCAAAAAGTCTAATCCCTATGATGGGATACGATGCGAAGACAAAGGAAATGAGTCCTGATGATCCTATTCCTGTCACCATAAACAAGATGATGCAAAACATCATCATGCATGATGGGATTCACGACGATCCTTCTGATATTGTTTCAGGCAATGTGTCATTCATCCAGGACTCTGGATATAAGCTTAGGCACATCTTCGTAACTAATGAATTGTTACAAGTTGCGAGCTTACCTCTCCAGAAGTTTCTTATGGATGAACTGAGGGAGATCCCTCAAGATGCCACCTATGACCAGGAATCTGGTGTAAGGAGGGTGCAGTCGCACCTTAAATCTGGCAAGACATGCTATTGCTTTGATCTTCAGAAGTGTTCAGATAACCTACCACGTGCGTTCCAAATCCAACTTTTTCGAAAATTGGGCATGGATGAGCGGTGGGTTCAATGGTTCTCTGATATCACTAGCTCCCGTTGGGAGATTCGTGACCGTGTTCCGGCGCTGCCGAAAGGCAGTAAACGCCCAGGTTACTCAATTAGACCTGACACATATCATGGTAAGCGAGATTACTCTGCTTATATGCGTATGACAGTCGGTCAACAGTTAGGATTCGGTCCTAGCTTTCCTGCCTTTTCGCTGCTTCACCACTCAATAGTACGTGGACTTATTCGCCTTCTACAGAGACAGGGTGATACCCTATCACTGGGCTACTCCGTCCGCGAGGACGGTGACCCCCCATTCGAACCACCTACCTTAGCAGATTATGTTTGCTTAGGTGATGATATCGAGATGGCTAACCTCTGGTTAGCAAGGGCCTACCGAGGGTTTATGGTACTGAGTGGAGTCCCGATTTCTGAATCGAAGACTATCATTTCGTCTAAGATCGCTGAGTTCGCGGGAAGAGTGATCCTCCCGGATAAAGTCATCTCCACCTACAAATGGAAAGGTAGGTGTTCTGATGACTCCTTCCTGGACATCGCGAAAGCTCTCGGCCCTCGTTCACTGGACTTGTTTCGTCCCCGACAACGGTTTATTGCCGAAGTCATGGGTTGGATACCCGAACCGTTTGGTTTGGGCTGGAATCCAGATGGATGGAGCTTTAGTAAACGTGTTAAGTTTACTGAAGAACTGTGGCTTAAACTTATAGATGAGCGCGATATTCGCGTCCGTCATTATCAACGTAGAACGGTCAGGATGAACAAAATGTTATATGATCATCCTGAATTTACTCGAGGTTTGTTCCTCGAGTTACCCCCCGACCTGGAGGGTTACTCCGTATTGGTAAAGAATCTTTTTCTTTCCACAGCATTGGCTCGTCGCCTATGCGGGGAAGACTGGACTCTCTTTATACCCAATGTCGACTACCTTACTCGTTTGCACGATATAGGTGGCCTCAACGGTGTTGAGATTTCAGCACTCCTTTCTAGGTACTCTTGGATCGAAAAGCTTAGTCATTTGACTATGCTCACCATCTTAGAGCGAAAGCTCGACTTGACGCTGTAAAAACGCC